TTATCCTTTAATTTTATAGAAGGCTGCGATCTTTTCTACCACATATGCCAGCTGGTCATCCGAAAGCTCGGGATATACAGGAAGGGCCAGGGTATGCAGGGCCGCATGCTCGGCCACGGGGAAATCTCCCTTTTTGTAGTTTAAATCCAAAAAACATTCCTGAAGGTGCATGGGAATGGGATAGTAAATTTCAGTTCCTACTCCCGCTTCATTTAAAAACAGGCGAAGTTCGTCTCTTTTATCCGTTACGCATAGGATAAACTGATTATAGATGTGACGGTCTTCCTTTTCAACCGGAAGCTTGATCACATCATCTATTCCTGCATCTGCAAAAAGTTCTCTGTATTTGCGCGCGTTTTCCTGGCGGGCTTTTGTCCAGTTGTCAAGGTGTTTCAGTTTTACGGAAACGACCGCAGCCTGGAATGCGTCCAGCCGGAAGTTCCCTCCCGCCAATTGATGATAATATTTTGGGCGGGAACCATGAACCCGGAGAATTTGCAATTTATCATAAAGTTCATGGGAATCGGTTGTGACCATGCCCCCGTCTCCAAAAGCCCCCAGGTTTTTAGACGGGAAAAAAGAGAAGCAGCCCAAATCGCCCATGGATCCTGCCCGCCGACCTCGATATTCCGCTCCGATGGCCTGGGCGGCATCCTCAATAACAAACAGATGGTATTCCCTGGCAATCTTTAATATCGGATCCATATCCGCACATTGGCCATACAGATGAACGGGTATGACAGCCTTGAGCCTTGCCAGCTCGTTGTCTGTCATGGAAGCGATGACATTCTCCAAGGCTTGAGGTGACATATTATATGTGTCAGGGTCGATATCCACAAAGATTGGACGGGCGCCGGTACGAAATATGGACCCTGCCGTAGCGAAAAAGGTATAAGGTGTTGTGATAACCGTGTGCTGGGAGGCGATATCCGTTGCCATCAGAGAAATCAAAAGGGCGTCGGTTCCGGATGAAACTCCCAAGGCATGCTTTGAAGAACAATAATCGGCAATATCCTTTTCAAGTGCCTCGACCCTTGGACCCAGAATAAAATACTGGCTTTCAAAGATTTCCTCAGCAACCGTTAAAATCTCTTCCTTAATCGAATGATACTGTTTTTTTAAATCAAGCAGAG